AGATATGTTCCAAAACTGGTATAACTTCAATGAAGACAAATCAATTAATGCATTTGCTTACTTTACAGAGATATTCAAAAGAGGATTGGCAAAAGGATGGAATGACCTTTATAAAAAGAAAGGTGATAATGAACATCAAATTAAACTTATCTCAATAAATAGTGCAAATGATGGAAATGGATTACACTCTATATAATATTAAAACATTTGATATAGTGGCCAATCCTGGATTTGGTGCAGCCACTATAACAAATACAATGTCTATTTTTCCACCAAAGAATGTTATAAGAAAGAAAAAGATACAAAACTTATTAGATAATTTTGATAAAAGTAGTAAATAAAGATTAATGAAAAAACTATCAGATACTATTATTCTTCAACTTTGGGAAGAATCTATTAAAGGAAAAGGTTCAAGACCAGATGGTTGTTCTATACATATAGATTTAGAAGCCAGATTAGATTATATTAATAGAGAATATGAATTAAGACAATCAAATGTTATTCCTGATGAATATGAAGTAGCAGTTGGTGCACCTATTGAAGTTAATGTTACTGATAATATTTACAATATTATAAAAGAAGCAAAATCAATTAGATTATTACAAACAGAACTTAGAAACTTGGTTGAATTAAAAGAAATAGAATATATTTTATATTAAAGACTAAACTTTTTTAAGTGATTTTCTGTTATAATTATAAAGTCATAACCTTTTTTATTACACCAAGCAATCATTGTTTCCCATTTAGTCTTATTCTTGTATGCCATCTTTAAATCATACTCAAAACTTTTCAACTTTTTCAAACTTGTTTCAGGTACATTTGCAAATTTACCTTCATTTAATTGTATAACCATATCATATTCTTTTTGTGGTTTAACCTCAACAACAACTTCTTTAAGAGTTCCATCTGCTAATCTCATTCTATAAAAGAAATCAGGATAATATCTGTGAGCTTTAACCTTTGTATCACCATTGTCAAAGTGTGTCATTTGGTATGGTATCTCTAAACATTCTGCACCCCATTGAAATATTTCAGGTTTCATATCCATCCAGAACATAATTTTCTTCTCCCAAGAAGACCTATAGTACACACCACCCTCTGTGTTTAGTTTTAAGACCTTATCTTTATTCTGAGGTATATAGTTACCACCATGAAATTTTGAGTTGTTAGGTTTAGAATTTATCATTGTTTGATTTACTTTTTTTTATATATAAAAATAAAAATCCTTTATGGCAGAACTATTAGAAAGAGTTAAACTTAACTTACTTGTTAATGGAGACGGAATTGTTGAGAACTTTAAGAATAACTCACTCTTCTTTTATGAAAAATATAACCAAAGTTCACCTGATGTTGAGGCAATAAGTATTACAGATATTTACCCAGGTGGTTTTTATTTCTTTCATTATTTAGATGATTCAAACTGGATGAAATATTCACCAGTATTTGTTGCAGACTTTAAGAAATTTGATGATAAAGTAATTTTATTTGCCATTAACTTTAATTTCATTCCAATGGAAATAAGAGTAATGTTATTTGATAAGTTTATAATACCAGAAGATTTTGAGAAAAATAATTTTCTTAAAGTAAACTATAATGGTATGTATGAAGAAATTAGAAAGTTAGGTTTTGAATATGCTTTAATGGAGTTCAATGCAATTCAATTAGTAAGAGTTCATAGAATTAGTTTAGAATTACTACCAAGATTTTTATACTCACAACATCCTATAAATAAATATGATCCAAATAAGTTAAATGAAATATGGGTTGCTAAGATTGGTAAAAGAGATGAAAGACATAAAGAATTAATGACATCTGCATTAAATGACTTCTATGATGTCAATAGTGAGATTTCAGATAAGTATAATGTGATGAAGGATCATATTAAAAGATTACAGACAAGCCTTACCAAGTATGGGAAAAGGTAGATTTTGGAGGAATAATGAAAATTTAATATATAAGTAAAATTTTTAATTAATTTAATGGCATCATATAATAACTTTGATACAAATAGTAATACAGCAAACTTTGGAGCAGCAGGACAATCTGCAGTAGAAAATAAAGGATTATTCAATAGAATACTTAGAACTCTATCATCATATGGAATGAACTATGATGATATGATTATTAGAAATCAAGTGGGTATTGGTATTAATGAAGATCCATATGCTGCTCGTGGAAATTCAATGTATGATTTCTTCTCCCAAAGGGCTGTAGCATCAGTATTAAACAGAAAATCAATACCTTATCTAGATAAGGCTTATGCAGATAAAAGAAGAATTTTAAGAGAGTATTCTATTAAAGATGAGATTAGAGACTTTGTGAGTTCAATTGCAGATGAGTGTATAGTTTATAATGATGAGAGAGATTTCTGTTCACCAACAGCTTTACCAGTAGAATATTCAATAGAGATACAAGATAAGTATCAAGAGTATTTTGAATCTATTTATAATAAGTTTGGATTCTCTGATAACATTACTGCTTGGAATATGATGAAAGACTTTTTAGTTGATGGTTATGTTGCACTTGAGATTATATTTGATGATAAAAAGAAAAATATTATTAGTTTTAATAGATTAAGACCAGAGACTTTAGTTCCTGCATACGAACCTGCAATTGGTCACTTATGGATCCAATTTCCTGAGGATCCACAATTAAGAAGAATCTTCTTAGATTCACAAATAGTTTATGTTTCATATTCAACTCAAAATGAGTTTTCAGAAACATCTTATGTAGAGGGTTTAATTAAACCTTATAATCAATTAAAGATATTACAACAAACAAGAATAATGTTTAACATTGTTAATGCAACTATTTATCAAAAGTTTACTATTCCAATTAAAGGTATGTCAAGACAAAGGGCAGAAGAACAAATAGGACAATTAATACATGATTATTCAGAAGAAGTAGAATGGGATGACTCATTGGGAACTTTAACAATTAATGGTTCTAAACATTTACCTTATAATAAACAAATATGGTTTCCTGAGGGAGATGGTGGAACGCCAAATATGGAATTGGTTTCTCCACAAGGTCATAACTTAAATGATGATACAATGTTGGATTGGTTTTATAAAGCTCTTAAAAGAGCATCTAAAATACCAATGTCAAGATTTGAAGATAGTAATGGTGGTGGTAATTTAGTTACTGATGCAGCTGAAATGACAAGAGATGAGATTAAGTTTCATAACTTTGTTAGTAGATTAAGATCTAACTTTAAAGAATTAATTGTTAAGCCATTAAGACTACAGATGTTAATTGAGTTTCCTGAATTAAAAGATGATCAATTCTTTACAAATGCAGTTGATGTTACATTCTTTACAAATCAAGTATTTGAAGAATGGAAGAAAATAAACAATTTAGAAAAGAAAGCAGGTATAGTTGGTACTTTACTTGGTGTAATGAATGGTGAGAAACCATACTTTCATATTGAATGGATTATGGATAATGTATTCAAACTTACTCCAGAAGAAAAAGCAGAGAATGCTAAGTACTGGGCAATGGATGTTGCAAATCAAGCAGCTGCAGCAACTGGTGAACCTGGTGCACCATCAGAAGGTGGTGGAGGTAGAGGAGCAGACTTTGGTGGTTCCGGAGAAAGTGGAGAAGCACCTGGTGGACAGGCAGCACCACAAGCAGCACCTCAGGCAGCACCTCAGGCAGCACCTCAAGCAGCACCTGAAACTCCTCCTGCTCCAGAAGGTGGTGGAGAATTTGAATTCTAATATAAAAATAAAATCCTTTCAATTGAAAGGATTTTTTGTTTCTGATAAGTCTATTGTGAATGAAATATTTCTCTCTGTAAATACTTGTCTGGCTTCAAGTTCTACACCTGCATCATAAAGTTCTTTTAATTTCTGACCACAATCAGTTTCTAAAAATTCTGCTTCTAATGTCAATTTTTCAATATTATTATCTTTTATAATGAAAGTCATACCACTTATACTAAACGCCATTGTTTGTAATTTACCAGGATTCTCAAGAGTTACAAAATCATGAACCATTCCAATCTTTTGTATATTATCAATATCAAACTGAACTCTCTTACCTTCAAGTAAGGTAGATAGTTTAATATCCCTATAAAAAGATTTCCACTCATTATAAGTGGAAAGTGCTTTATCATACTGGTCTAAAGTATTATTATTTAGTTTAACATTTAATTCCATTAGAATATCTCAAAGTCTATTTGTTTTCTGTCTAAGTCAATTGCTTTAACAGTTACTTTAACTTCATCACCTAATCTTATTGAACCTCCTGTTTTAGGAAATACAATATAATTATCTGCATCAACTGTGTAGTTATTGTTATATCTAACCATACCTTCACATTTACTATCAATAAGTTCAACATACATACCCCATTCAGTTACTCCTGATACAATCCCTTCAAATACTTGTCCAATTTTATCTTCTAAGTATTCAATTTGTTTATATTTAATTGAGTCTCTTTGTGCTTTTGCTGCTAAGATTTCTCTTTCAGAACACCATTTAGCCATATCTTCAATTTTCTTAGGACTTCCAACAGACTTTTTATTTAAGTAATCAAATAAAACTCTATGAGTTATTAAATCTGGATATCTTCTAATTGGTGAAGTAAAGTGAGAATAGTGAGTAAATCCTAATCCATAGTGTCCAGAGTTTATAATTGTATAAGTTGCTTTAGACATACATCTTGTGATTAAAGTTTCAATCATATTTTCTTCTGGTTTACCTTTAATATCTCCAACCAATTGATTAATTGACTTTTTAAGATTTGCTGGTTCACCTTCAACTTCTAATGTATAACCAAAGTTTTTACAAATTAAAGAAAGAGCTTGTAACTTTTCAATATTAGGAGTATCATGTACTCTATAAACATTTGGATATTTTGCTGCAGATAATTCTTTAGCAACTAATTTATTTGCAAGTAACATATATTCTTCAATAAGTTTATTTGCATCTTTTTGAGTTTTGAAATAAACACCAGTTGGTTTCTTTGTAATTGGATCCAATTGAAATCTTACTTCAATCCCACCCATTTCAATAGAACCATCCTCTATTCTTTGTTTTCTCATTTTCTTAGCTGTTGTATCTAATAAAAGTATTTCAGTTTTGAAATCACCATCTTTACCTTCAATTATTTCTTGAGCTTCTTCATAAGAGTATCTTCTATCTGAATGTATAACAGTTTTTCCAAACCATTTATTCAACACTTTTCCTTCTTTATCTAAAGTAACCACAACTGAGAAACAAAGTTTATCTTCATTAGGTCTTAATGAACATACACCATTACTTAATCTTTCAGGTAACATTGGTACACATCTATCAACTAAGTAAACAGATGTTGCTCTACTAATTGCTTCATCATCTAAATCAGTTCCTTCTTTAACATAGTGAGATACATCTGCAATATGAATACCAACTTCAACTATATCATTATCTAAAATGTTTACAGAAAGTGCATCATCAAAATCTTTAGCATCAACAGGGTCAATGGTAAAGGTTGTAATACCTCTCATATCTCTTCTTTTTTCTATTTCCTCTTCTGATATTTCAAAGGGAATTAATTCTGCATCAGCTTCAACCATTAGAGGGAAACTGTTAGGTAATCCATATTCATACATAATTGAGTTCATTTCAGTATTGTTGTCTCCAGATTCTCCTAAGATTTCAATAATTTTACCTTTAGGTGATTTAGAACCAGGTTCCCAGTTTGAGAATTCAACCAAAACTTTTTGGCCATCTTTTGCATCATGGTTTCCTTTAATATAAAAATCTACTGGAATTTTTTGACTGTCTGGTATTACAAAGGTTAGGTCTTTGTTTAAGTGTACTTTACCAACAAATTGTATACGGAATCTTTCTAATACTTCTATTACTTCCGCTTCTACTTTATTATTCTTAATAATAATCTTAACTTTTACTTTATCAGAGTTAAGTGCATTTAGTGTATTTTTTTTATAGATAAAAATACTTTTATCCTCTATTCTAATGGATGCATTACCACTATTTGAGAATTCTATAGTACCATCATAGATACTATCTTCTTTTAATTTATTCATTCTTTTTTATTTTTTTGGAGATATTATCCACTCCATATTTTTTAATTAATGTTTTTTTCATCTTATCTAAAACTCCTTTATTCTGAATAGGATAATCTACTCCAAAGTTTTTTCTAAGTGTTTCTTTCCTCTTACTCTCTGAACACTTTCTACAATAATACTCTCCCCAAACATTATCATATTTAAGGTAATTCTTATAGATTACATCTTTCTCAACCCCACAAACATCACATTTACATTTAATTTTATAATGAGAACCTTTTGGTAACAGATCAACTGGTATCACTATTTCTTCTCCTATATATACATCATATCCTAAATAATCATAATAGTTGTAATTTGATTCAATTATTTTAATATTTATCTCTCTTGAAAGGATCATAAAAAACCACTTATTTTTAAGTATTTATTAAAATCTCAATCTCCCTTTTTTTCAAAATCAAAACTACCTTATTTTATAAGACTTTACAAAGATACTATAAAAAATCCACTTCTAAAAAATAAGGAGATACGAATAATTATATATACCACAGAACTACAAAAAATAATTATTTTAAATGAAACCAGTTTTAATAGTAGAAAATTCAACAAATTCTCTTATAAGAGAGAACGCATCTACTGGTAGTAAGGATTTTATCCTTAATGGTACTTTTACAGAGTTTGGTGTTAAAAATCGTAATGAAAGAATATACACTGCTGAAAAGTTCTTACCTGCCTTAGGAGAGTTGAATGAAAGAATGAATAGCTTAGGTGCTGTTTATGGTGAGTTTGATCACCCAGATGTTTTTGATACCTCATTGTCAAGAGCATCTCACATAATCACCAAAGCTGAATATGTTTCTGAAAAGAACACAGTTGAAGGAGAAATCAAATTGTTAAGTACATATTGGGGAAAAGAAGCAAAGGCATTAGTTAATGATGGATGTCCTGTTTTTGTATCTTCAAGAGCTGCAGGAATTACTGAATCTGATGGTTCAGTATCATTAAAAAAACTTTTTACTTATGACATTGTTGCTGATCCAGGATTTGCATCTGCAAAAATGAGTGTAAAAGTATTGAATGAATCTTTAGGTTATTGTACAGATGGACAAATTGAAAAAAATAACTTTAGGATATATGAGATGTCTGACGAGTCCAAAATGAACGAATTATTCAAAATGAACAACAATGACTTTGTAACAAAACAACAATTAACTGATTATTCAAACTATTTAGTTAATGAGATTGCTTCTACTAAGAAAGTAGTTAATAGTGCAATCACAAAAGGAAACTTGGAGCCTAAGAAATTAGAGCAACTATTAGAGTATTATGAAGAGTTAAATGGAACTAACTCACAAGTTGCTAAATATTTAGATTATTTAGCTGACAAAATCCAAGTGGTAGTTAATGAAAACAAATCATTAAAAGAAACTACTACAAAATTGGCTAAACACAATGACTACTTAGCTGAGAACTTAGAAAAAGCTATCAACTATTCAGAATATTTAGCTGAGAATTTAGATAAAAATATTGAGTATTCAGAGTATTTAGCTGAAAACTTAGATAAAAATATCAATTACTCAGAATATATTGCTGAAAACTTAGATAAAAATATTTCTTACTCAGAATACTTAGCTGAAAACTTAGACAAAAACATTGAATATTCAGAATATTTGGCTGAAAACTTAGACAAAAACATTGCTTACTCTGAATACATTGCTGAAAACTTAGACAAAAACATTGCTTACTCAGAATATATTGCTGAGTCAGTTGATAACTCAATTGCTTATTCTGAATATTTAGCTGAACATGTTGAAGGTAACATTGCTTACTCTGAATACATTGCTGAACATTTAGATGATAACATTGCTTACTCTGAATATGTTGCTGAAAACTTAGACAAATCTATTTCTTACCAAGGAATGATAGTTGAAAAACTTAATTCATTTGGTAAATTAAATGAAGGATTTGGTGAAGATGAAGCTCAATTCCCATCTATTGAAGATGCTGGTTTTGAATCTCAAGAAGAAGAGGAAGAAGAAGAATTTGCTGGACATGAAGGGCACACTGACTTTGCTGAAGAAGCTGAAGAGTTTGCACAAGAAGCTGAAGAGTTTGCACAAGATGCTGCTGAATTTGCTGCAGGTGAAGGACATGAAGGTGAAGAACATGAAGGTGAAGAACATGAAGGTGAAGAATTTGCACCAGAAGGTCAAGAAGAAGAAGTAGAAGAAGAAGAATTTGCAGGTCAAGATGACTCTGAACTTTCTGAATCAATAAATAAATTAATTGAAGAAGCTAAAAAACGTAAAGTTTCTGAAAGCAGTGATTTGAACTTTTTAAAGTTCTTAAACAAATCACAAGTTGATAGTTTTTATGCTCTATCAGATGAAGAACAAGATACTGTTAAACTACACATAAACGAGAGTAGTTATTTTACACAGAAAGAAGTTCTTACTTTGATCTCAGAGTCATTAGCAACTAAAAACGAAACTCTTGAAGAAAGAGTAATCAGATTGATGCCTGATAACATTAAGCCAATCTGGGGTACTTTAAACGAATCTGCTAAAAAATCTGTCTTATCACAAGCTAGATTATATCCAGAAGAAGTTTTAAGAACTGAAAATCAAATTGATCATTTCTGGGGAACTAGAAATATCAAAACTAATGAAACTGTAACTAAAAAACTTGTTGCTCATGAAGGTTTAATCCAAGAGGATAAATTATCTGATAATGAAGTTTCTATGATTATGGAAAGATTTAGAAGAGTATAATCTATAAAAAATCCACACTTGAAAAAAAGTGAAAAAACAAGGATATATATACATTTATAGATTACATAAAAAAAATAAAAAAAAATAAAATTATTATGTCACAAATTAGAATAGATAATCAAAAAGCCATG